TTCTATACCAGCAGTAATGACATAAGAAAAATCTATGAAATAGTCTTTTCCCTGTAAACGAATATTTCGATTTGATAATTTACCCTCATCATTTCTCCATCTACCAGAAGAAGATTTTAAACTATTTTTAATTGTTGCATTCGCTGTTGCAAGACCATTACCTAACTGAGTTAAATCAATTAAAGGTTCCTTAGTATAATTCAATCCAGGATAAACTAATTTAAGAGATCGAATTTTTCCAGCAGGTTCACCCGAATATACAGCAGAAAGCGATTCGCCGTCTCCCATAAGTGCAGTTACCGCTAGACTAGCGCCTGTTCCACTAACTGTATTAACACTTATTGTTGGTAGATTTAGCTTGTCATAGTTCAATCCACCAGAATTTATTTTTATTTTTAATATTGTACCATTTCCATCAACTAATTGAACTTGTGCGTTAGCACCATAGCCTCTAAAACTACCATTATCTGTGAACATTAAATATTCACCATTTGCATAGTTTTCACCACCATCTAAAACATCTATAATACCAATGACACCAAAATCTTGAATTGTTAACTGTGAAGTTACGTTCGATGATCTAACCTCGAACGCTGGTGTTAATGTTGAATTAATTAAAGATACACCAACATCAACTGAAGCTATAGAACCCAAACCAGATATTGTAACATTACTTAGAGTGTTTCCTATTGCGGTATTTACAGTTGAAATTGTATTCGCTGGAAAAAAACTATAAGTCCCAGAAATAAGAAATGCGGCGGCATTTGATATAACGTCATTGTTTAATGTTAAAGTATTGGCAGAATTTACACCAGAAGAATCTACCGAAGCGACATTTCCAGTAAAAAAGGATAATCCATATTCTGGCGCATAAACTAAATTATTAACTTTAAAACCAGCACCACCACTACTTACATTAATATTATCTACAACACCGCTAAAAACAGAATCTACAATTATTATTGCATCCTGATCTGATTCCCCATAAACAGGAACAATATCACCAACGTTATAGCTCGCACCGCCACTAATAACTTCTATTTTTTCTAATATAGAATATGGTTTAAAATATATAGGAATATTCACACCATCTATCAAACTAGACTTTAATAATTCGTTGTTTGAAAAAGTTCCTGATAAATTTTTAGAATCCACAAAAACTTCATAAAATGGTACAATACCAGTTCTTGTCTTGTTAACATATTCAACAATACAAGTTGCCTTTGTAGTTAAACCCTCGATAAGTCTATTTTTTAGTAGGGTAGCATCAAACTTATTATAAACTATTTTGATTTCAGAACCTGCTGAAACCGCAGAATCAAACACGATTTTCTTATATTCTTTTAAAAATGTAAAATTAGTAATTTCTACAGAATTCAAATATACTGTAAAATCTTCTAAATTATATACTTCAGGTAAATTAAAATCTGTTGTCTGACCATCGGCAATATAGATTGTGTAAAAAGAATCAGAAATACTTAATATTTTTTGTGAATACCATTTTCCATCTGAGGCTCTCAGTATATTATCTCTTGGATATGTTAGTTTGACAGATTCATCAAATAACATTCTGAATAATAATTTGAATGACTTTTCAGAACCTTTTGCCAAATATAGAGGCAAAATGTTTTTAATAATAATATCTTTATTGGCAGCGGAATTTTTTGAAAAGTATGGCAGAAAACTACTAAAGAAATGATCTTCAAATTGTTCTAATGATTCATCCACATCAGAAACATACTTTAATTTTTCAACCTGTTCTAATAAATTATTATTTGATATATTAAGTTCTGGATGTTCTTTTTCCAAAAACTCATAGTATGCCTCTAGAAACGAAACAAATCTAGGATATTCCTCTGTTACAAAGCCAGGTAACTGCTTTGGTACTAAACTAGATATTTTTTTGTTCAACATTATAATACTGCTTCTAGATTTATAGTTATTGCTGATGGATCGTTTTCGTCAACTACTAACAATGTATTTCTTTTAGCTTCAATTATATCACTTCTAACACCGCAATTTACTCTAATGAAACCATCTGTTGCTGAGTTATTAACAATTTTTAAATCGTTTAACATTATTAAACCATTTTCATAATCAATGGTACCGATATTTTTGTTTACAACGATTCTTTCTGAATTAGAATTATAATATGCTGTTCGCAAAGTTCCGTATTTGGCATCTATGTTTGCTACAGCAGACCCACCGACACCGCCGCCTCCAGTAATAGTAACCGTTGCTCTTGTATAATCAACACCTGGATTTGTAACTGTGATTGATTGTATTCTTCCAAATTTAATTGTTGCGACTGCTGTGGCGCCAGTACCATCTCCTGTAATCGTTACGATTGGTGCAGAACTATAACTATAACCAGGATCTACGATAGCAATATCAGAAATTCCAGTAAATGATTTTGGAACTTCTTCAATAAAAACTGTTCTCTCATTACCATTTGAATCATAAATGACGAATTCAGTAGATGTTAATTTATTAGCAAAAGTACCTTGTAATAGAGGAACATTAAAATTTAATGTATAGTTTCTACTTGTATTTAAAACTGGTGTAAATCTTTTTTGAATTCTAATTGACGTTTGGGTACCGACAATTGAATTTGGTTCGCTATCATTTATTTTCTGTTCTAATTTAGACGTTACAAAAATTGAACCAAACTTATTCAAGCTTGTATTATCAATGATCGTATTTCTAATTTTTTGTGCTAAAGCTTCTCTGGAAAGCGCAGTTCTATCTTTTCTATATTTTACACTATTAGAAGTTAAAATATACAAATATTCAGGATCACGAATTTCAGTCTTTATTGTAGGCATCGATCTAGGTTTAACTATATCTTCGATTATTCTTTCTTTTTCTGCTTCTGAAATATAATAATTTTCTTTGGGCTTCAAAGAGATAAAAATCTTACCATAAACAACTGGTATCTCATCTTCACCACCCCAAACTACAACAGAATCTAAATTTGGATAGTTCTTTGAAATATAGGAATTGTAATCATTCGTTGTGACCAAACGATTTTGCGCGACGAACTGAGAAGGTGCTATTAGTTTTATATTATCTATAGACTCTCTATCAAAGCCACCAGAACTGTTACTGACATTAGTTATAAAAAGTAAAACATCATTAATTGAGTTTGAAGCAACAAAATCTTCAGCACCATTAGCATCAGCGCCAGAAGTTATCAAGTATTGTAACTTAACTACATTACCATCTTTTAATTTCTTTCCTAAAACACCATCACCAAAGTATATTTGATACTGTTCGTTTCTTGTCTCTTGTAGAAAGTAAATTTGTGATTCACCATCGATGTTATAAACATCATTGACCAAATTGTATATTTCAAAATTGGTGTTATTTAATGATTCTTGAACTATAACTTTTATTGTTGTTGTATCAATGTTGGAATCTGGTATTGTAAAAATCGATTTTGGATTGTTTATTTCATCATGTACATAAATGTAGTCTACTAATGTGCCTTGATAAATTTCAACATTTTCGAAATAAAAAGTCAGATCAGATTGTGTAACAGTTATGTCTTCTAGTAGAGTGAATGTATAGGATTGGTTATCGATAACAGAAGATTGAAATGTTGTTCCTCTTTCTAATGTTAACGTTTGCAAAGAAGGATTAGTTGTTGTTCCTTCAATATTAATAACCGCTCTGGGTGCTCTTTTTGAATGAGGTGTATAACCTAAAGTTTTCGCATGAGACACAACAGAATCGCGCATTAATGAAGAATCTAAGAATGCTTCATTTGCGACCATGTTCAAATAAAAAGCATTATAATGAGTATTATAAGCTAAAATATCAAGAAGTATACTTAGTCCAGATCCTTCAAAATCATAATCTTGAAATGTGTTTTGACTTTTTAAAAAATTCTTTAAATTTGTTTTTATTGTGTCAAAATCTAATTCTGTAATCTGTATACGATTAGCCATTTATCTTGTTCTCTGTAGAATGAAATTTAAATTAATTGGTCTTGTACTATTTAATATGAAGAATTGAATAGTAACCTCAAAAGCATTTCTATCATAGTCTGGAGTAACTGTAACAAAAGAAACTCTTACTCTAGGTTCAAATGTACGCAAAACCTCTTCGATTTCCCTTTGCAGCATTGTTGCTGTTATGGGATCTAAATTTTCGAAAAGTAATTTTCTTACGTTTGAGCCGAATTCTGGAAGAAAAGGCTTCTCATATGTGTTCGTGAGAATTAGATTTTTGACAGAGTTAATAAC